TTTTATGCTTATCATAGCACTTCAGGCAATAAAATAAAATTTATGTTTTCTCCAATTCCAGATGCTAATTATACATTAGAACACATATATGCAAAGTATCCTACGTCTATTGTGACTGCAGGAGGCACATATTTAGGGGATAATTTTGATTCAGCATTACTAAATGGGGCTTTGGTAGAAGCTATACGGTTTATGAAAGGAGAGCCTGACTTGGTTGCTCTATATGAAAAGTATTATTTACAAGCTATAACTTTATTAAAACAATTTGGTGATGGTAAACTAAGACAAGATTACTATCGTTCTGGTCAACAAAGAGTTAATGTGGGGTAATGTAAATGGCTATAACACAAGCTACATGCACATCCTTTAAAGTAGCTCTACTAAATGGTGAGATGGATTTTAGTAGTGATACATCTCAATCTTTTAAAATAGCTTTGTTTACATCTAGTGCTACTCTAAACGCTGATACTACAGCATATAGCACAACAAATGAAGTGTCAGGTACAGGTTACGATGCAGGAGGTAAAGCTCTTACCATAGCAACAAACCCTACGTCATCAGGCACTACAGCGTTATTAGATTTTTCTGATGTAACTTGGAGTTCTTCTTCAATTACAGCTAGAGGAGCTTTAATATATAAGAGTGCAACAGGTAACCCTGCCGTTGCAGTAATTGATTTTGGAGAGGATAAACAATCCAGCTCGGGGAACTTTCAAATAAGTTTTCCTATTGCAAACTCAGAAAATGCTATAATACGTATAGTATAATGTTTTGTTGCTGTTTTCTGTTTATTGATGTATTAATAAGTATAGAGGTTTTATAAATGGCTACAGCGTATACTACATCTTTAAAATTAGCGTTACCCACACAAGGAGAATTGACAGGTACTTGGGGTGACACTGTTAATCAACAAGTAACTTCTATGATAGAAGAAGCCGTTGCTGGTTTAAAGACTATAAACACTTGGAGTACAAACTCTGCTACACTATCCACAGCAGACGGTACAACCTCTGAATCACGAGCGGCTATTTTAAATTTAACAGACACAACCTCTGATTTAAGTGGTGCAGGCACTGTAATATGTCCTGCAGCAAGTAAAGTTTATATAGTTAAGAACGCTACTGGACAAACAATTACAGTTAAAACAGCTTCAGGTAGTGGTATTGCTATACCAGATGGCACAACTGGGTTTGTGTATTGTGATGGCACAAATGTGCTAGAAGCATTAACAAACGTAGCTGGTAACTTAGTAGTTGGTGGTAATGCTTCTATAGGTGGTAATCTCACTGTAACAGGCACAACTACGTTCAATGGTGGTACATTAACTCTTGGCGATGCTAACACAGATAACATTGTATTTGGTGGTGAGGTAGACTCTAACATTATACCTGACGATGATGATACACATGATTTAGGATCGTCCAGTAAGAAATGGAAAGATATATACATTGATGGTATCGCATATTTGGATGCTATTAATCTTAATGGCACAGCAATTACATCTACAGCCGCAGAATTAAATATACTTGATGGTGTTACATCCACAACAGCAGAACTTAATATATTAGATGGGGTCACTGCTACGGCTGCAGAACTTAATGCACTAGACGGTATAACTTCTACAGTTGCAGAACTAAATATTCTTGATGGTGTGACAGCTAGTGCTGCTGATATTAATTTAATTGATGGTGTCACAAATGGAACAGTGTCAGCGTCAAAAGCTGTAATAGTTGACTCGAACAAAGACATAAGTGGTTTTAGAAATCTAAGTATCACAGGTGACTTAACAGTTGCAGGTGATGACATAACTATGGGCACAAACACTGCAGGTAACTTACTTGTTGCAGACGGAGCAAATTTTAACTCTATAGCAGTCGGTGACTTATCTGAAATATCCAGTGTGGCTAACGATGATGTATTCTTAGCAGTAGACACTTCAGGTGGTGGTTTAAAGAAAGTAACAAGAAGTACAATCGTATCAGGATTAGCTGTTGGTGGTGTTGCCATATCTAACGTAGTAGAGGACACGACTCCTCAACTTGGTGGCAACTTAGACATGAATGGTCAAGACATTGTTACCACTTCAAATGCTAATCTTGAACTTGCACCAAACGGAACAGGAAAAGTAGTTGTAAAAGGTAATACTAATCAGGGAGCTATACAATTAAATTGTGAAGCAAACTCACACGGACAAATTATAATAGCTGCACCACATTCAGAAAGTGCATCTAACACTTTAACACTACCTAGTACAGGTGGTAATGCAAGATTAGTTTCAACATCGTCAACTGCTACATTAACAAACAAAACATTAACAGATCCTGTAATAACAAATATAACAGGCTCTACAATAACATTAGACTCCGCAGGAGATATTACTCTTGATGCAGATGGTGCAGATATACTGTTAAAAGATGATGGCACAACTTATGGTGGACTTAGTAACAACAGTGGTGAGCTTCTCATAAAGTCAGGCACTACAACTGCTATGACATTTAGTGGTGCTAACGTAACACTAGAAGGTAACTTAACTGTATCAGGCACAACCACCACAGTAAATTCAACAACAGTGAATTTAAATGACCACAACATCGTATTAGATAGTGGCAATAGCACAAGTGCAGTGGTAAACGGTGCAGGTATTACAATAGAGGGTGGTTCAGGTGATGACGCTACATTTAGCTATAATACAACAGGCCCTAAGTTTGAATTAAAATTAGGTTCAAACCATGAAGATTTACAAGTTGACCAACTAATAGCAGCATCTTTAGATATATCAGGAAACGTAGATGTAGACGGAACTTTAGAAACAGATGCACTGTCTATTAATGGTACAACGATTACATCAACTGCAGCAGAGTTAAACATACTTGACGGTGTCACATCCACAGCCGCAGAACTTAATATATTGGATGGTGTAACATCTACAACGGCAGAACTTAACATATTAGATGGTGTAACATCTACAACAGCAGAATTAAATTTATTAGATGGTTCAGCAAAATCAACATCATCTATTACAATAGCTGATGCAGATGGGTTCATAGTAATTGATGGAACAACCACTAAACAGATACCTGCCTCAGATATAAAAACATATGCAGCAGGAAGTTCTGCAACAAAAGGTTTTGCCACAGCAATGGCGATAGCTTTATAGGAGTAAAACATGGCACAAGATTTTGAAAGAGCAGTAGCATCAGATAGCACGAGTGATATAAACATAGGAACTACTGCAAGAACAGTAGTTACCTCAAACTCTGACGATGCTATTGTTAGTATAAGACTAGCAAATATACATACAGCACAAATAACTGTTGATGTTTTTATAGAAACAACAGCAGCAGGGGGTAGTGATTTAAATTGTTATTTAATAAAGGGAGCACCTATACCTGTAGGTAGTGCTTTAGAGCTTATAGATTCTGGAAGTAAAATAATATTACAGAATGGAGACGAACTTAAAGTTCAGTCTAACACTGATGCTTCTTTAAATTGTTGGGTTAGTTTCGTAGATTCAATTAGCGAGTAGGAGATAGAATGGCATATATAGGAAATGACGTACCTGCTAACTTTCAATCTCTACCATCTGTTGTAAGATTCAATGGTACAGGTTCAGAAGATGAATTTAATTTAGGAAGAACAATATCTAATGTGCAATCAATAATTGTATCAGTAGATGGTGTTGTGCAAGACAGTTCTAAGTACACTGTACCTGATGGCACAACTCTTACTTTTGCTTCAGGTGAAATCCCTCCTGCAGGAACAGGTAATGTCTTTGTATATTTTCTTGGACTAGCAGCAGGAAATGTAACACCTGCAGCAGAGAATAAAGGTAACTTCAAGAATGGTGGTATGTTTAGACTTAACGCACAAAGTTTATCCACAAACATAACGATACTTGCTACAGAAAATGCAAATGTTACAGGAGACCTTACAGTTAACAGTGGTGTTACATTGACCATAAATAGTGGTGGAAGGTTGGCAGTATTATGAGTAGCTTAAAAGTAGACAACATAACAGGTCGTGGTAGTGCAGGTTTTACAGGTTCTGTTAAAAGCGAAGGTGGCAATACTACAACTGACTTACAACAAGGATTATGTAAAGGATGGATTGCTTATGCACTAGATTCAACAAGTCCAGTAGTTGCTGACTCTTTTAATTTTACTGTGCAAACAGACCATGCTGCAGGAGATACAACTTATGCTATTACAAGTAACATGGCTACAGCAGAAGGATATACTGTAAGTGGTAAAGCTGCTCCTGCAGGTGATACAACAACTTTTGTTTACAGTCCTCAACCATTACAAGATGGCTCTGTTACAACAAGCTCTTTAAGGATAACTGTAAACTATGCAGGAGCAAGTGCTGCAAACTCTGGAGATTATGACTATGTATCAAATAATATACATGGAGATTTAGCATGAGTACATTATCAGTAGATACAATCACAGGCAAGTCAACCTCAACAAACTTAACCATCGGTTCAACACCTGTAGTAAGTGCAAGTGCAAACTCTTTGACTATTAGAGGTGAGGGTAGTAATCAAACAAGTATTCAGCAAGGGTTGGCAAAATCTTGGTGTAGATGGCAATCATCTAGTGGAACTGCTAGTGTTATAGATAGTTTTAATCATTCAGGCATAGTAGATAATGGCCCTGGAGACCAAACAATTACGATATCATCAGCCATGGCTAATGCAACTTATGTTCATGCAGGTATGGCAGGAGGTGGTAATACAAATCTAGCAACAATACAACAACCTCAAGATGTAACTGCTGTCACAACAACAGTAACAAGATATCAAACAGTTTATGGAAATGGAAATTTAAATGATTGGTCATCTATTAATACAGCTTTATTTGGAGACTTAGCATAATGGCAAACGGAACAATAGCATTTGATACATTATCAACAAGTGGACAGATAACAGGCACAGCTAAGTCTGTGGACACAGATTATGTTGTAAATGGTAGTACAAAAGTTTGGTGTTCGTGGACAGGTGTTGGTGCAGTTGCATATAATTCACTTAATGTAACTTCATTAACTGACACTAGCACTACAGAAAATTTAGTTACATATACTAATGGATTTAACACAGCAGGACATATGGCGATAAGTTATGCTTCTAATCATAATTCTGGTGGACTTGACTTAAACAGTAGTTCACATTTATCTGTATACTCACCGAATACTGGAAGTGCTAAGTTTCTTTCCATAAGTAATCAAAATGCTGCTTATCAAGCCTGTAATATAAATGGAGACCTTGCATGACAATAGAAACACCTGAATTTCAAGGCACACATCTTTGGGATAGATTGTGTTGGGCAAAAGAAAAGCTAGAACCTTACAGAACAGAATATTGTGTTGTATGGGAAGACCCTAAAGAGCCTAATTCACCTGCAAAGATTACGCATCCTGATCCTAATTGGATGGCTTGTGCATTGCAGGGTGGTATATTACCACCAGTTGAGGCATACTGGGAGTTAGCAAAGGATGAAGCAAAACCAGATTTTAAAAAACATACAAGAGGGTATTTGCTTCACAATACAAAGCCTGTTGAGGCAATGACAGAAGAAAGAGCTATAGAGTATTTAATTATGAAAGATATTCCACAAAGAGTGTGGAGAGATTATGATAAAGCAAATAAACCAAGAATGGTTATATGCAGAAAGAATCAACTTCCTAGCACCAGAGTATGGCGAAATGCTTGGAGGATTAATCAAGAACTAACCATACAGAAAGATGAGGTGGCTTAAATGGCAACAACAACTATTATAGATAAAGATGGTAATAGAATCGCAGCATCAGATGCAGTTAAACCATCAGATAGACACTTTAGAAATGCTTGGGTAATATCAGGCAAGACTATTACTGAAGATTTAGCAACAGCTAAAAATATATTCAAAGATAAGATAAGGGAAGTAAGAAAGCCTTTACTTGATGAAGAAGATGTAATGTATATGAAAGCACTAGAAGCAGGAGATAATTCTGCACAATCTGCAAGTGTAGCAAAGAAGAAAGCGTTGAGAGATGCACCTGCTGCAAAAGCAATAACAGATGCAGACACTATTGCAAAGCTCAAGGCTGCTTGGGATACAAGCACATTAGGTGACAGTCCATACGCATAGGAGTAAGTAATGGCTTTAACTAAAGTACAAGCTGACGGAATAAATTTAGCAGATACGTTTGCTTTTACAGGTACTGTTAGTGGTGTTGGTAGTATTACTACTGAAAATTCTGGTGGTGTTTCTGTAAGTGGCAGTGCTGAAGCCGATTTTTTAAATTTGCCATCAGGAATAAAACGAATACAAATTAATTGTTACACTGTGAGTTCAGTTGCTACTTCTTCAACAGACACATCTATTTTGGTGCGACTTGGAACAAGCAGTGGATTAACCGATTCAGGCTATGTTTCTACTTCTGAATATAGGTCAGGTATGGGTGCTACAGACACAAGTGGTTTTGTTGCTTATGGCACTAATGGTTCAAGTACTCTTGGTGGTGTTATGACAATTAATCACATTGGTTCTAATAGATTTGTTGCATCACATTCTATGTATTATAATACATCAAAT